GTAATGAATAACATACCTTGTGTAATACAAACATTTAGTGTAGATTTACCTTCAGATGTTGATTATATACAATGTGTAGTTGACAATACAGTAGATTACGTACCGACTAGAGCACAAGTAAACGTAACATTGCAACCGCAATACAGCAGATCAAGTCAAAGCAAGTTTGATTTAGTAAAATTTGCAAATGGAAGTTTTGTTAAAAATGATACAGATAACACAGGATTTATTTAATGACACCTAATAAGTTTGGACCATATGCAAAAACAAAAATTAACAGAGCAGGGTATTTAGATATTCTAAATATCATTCCAGTACCTGCCGAAGATAATGATGTATCATACGAAATAACTGCTGCATATCATCATAGACCGGATTTACTTGCATATGATCTTTATGGTAAAAAAGAATTATGGTGGGTGTTTGCTCAAAGAAATTTAGATGTTATAAAAGATCCAATATATGATTTTACAGCAGGTACACAAATATATTTGCCTAAGCTGTCAAATCTTACAAAAACAATAGGAGTGTAAAGTGCCTTTTGGAAGTTTGTTAGCCTCAGGCATTAACAATATTAATAAGATATCTTCTACTGTCAATCAGTTTAACAGCGGATTGACACAAGGTGTGCAAGGTCTAACATCTATAACAAACAATCCAAACAGTCCTTTAAACAATTTAAGAGAAATAACAACACCATTTGGAGAAATAGATCAAGTTTTTCAAGGTCAAATTGAAAAACTATCTCGATCAAATATCATTCAAGGTGTTCAAGGTGTAAGCAATATAGCCAACAATGTAGCAAACAGTCCTACATTAAATGGCATATTTAAAAATGATGCAATCAGTTCTACTCTTAACGGAATTAGACAAAATATTTCAGTTGTGTCTCCTGCATTCGGAGTAGCAGTAGATGCAATCAGTAATGTTTCTAGTGCAGTAAATTTTATATCTGATGCTATAAATTTAGGTTCACAGGCACTATCAGATTTATCTAACTTTCCTTTAGTTGCTGGAGGTAACAGGCCTGATAGTAAGCAAAGCATTTTTCTTACAAGATCTGACACTGGTGAAGCAGCAGTTTTACCTAATCCTCTAAGAGAATATGCAAGTTACAATTATATAATAGAATTAGCAGTTCTTAGTCCAGGTCAACTTAATTCACCAGAAGATTCGTATAGAGTAAATTTAACAAATAGTATACTAAGAAGCGGTGGCGGCAATCTAAATCGTAGGGTCACAACATTTGATGAAGATACGTTTGGATCTCATGCAGAATATTTTATTGATGATATTGAAATAAATGCACTAATGACGCCTAATAAACAAACTGGTGTTACTCAGGGCACAGGATTAGAATTTACTGTTACAGAACCTTATAGTATGGGTAAATTTTTAGAAGCACTACAAATTGGTGCTTTCCAGGCAGGTTATGACAATTATATAGAAGCACCATTTGTGTTGAAAATAAGCTTTATAGGTTTTGATCAAAATGGCAATGTGAAGTCAGATCTTGCCGCTCCTCCGAAATTTTTTCCTATAAAAATTACAAATATTGACTTTGATTTAAAAGGTGAAGGTTCTTATTATCAATGCAAAGGTATACCTTACAATCAAATAGCATTACTCACACAAACATCAGTAGTAAGAACTGATGTTACCTTAAATGGCAGAACGCTTGTAGAAGCACTTGAAACAGGAAATCCTAATACTCCTAATATACCATCTTTGACAAAAGTACTAAATGATAGATCTGATACGTTTGTATCAGCTGGTGTGTATACTACTCCTGATAGATACATTATAATGTTTCCTACAGATTCACAAGGTGCTACAGCAGTAGTTAGTGATGCAAGAGACCTTAACTTTTCAGGTGTAAATAGTGCAACACAAAATGTAACAATTGATCCAGGATTAGCAAGCGCAGCAGGAATTAGTGCAACTCAAACTGTTTCTGTTCCTGAAGGCGGCGTATATGCAACACTTAAACAATATGCAATGAATAATGTAAATAAAATTGGTAAAAGTGTAATAATAGATAATATTGCACAAGATGGCGATCAAAATTTTGCATCTCATTCAGGATCATATGACGAAGCTGGTTTAAATTTAAGACCTGAAGTACAAGCCGAAGCAGATGAAACTGCAAGAAATTATATGTACACACAAAACACAGCTATTCCTGCAATTATCGAAGATATGGTAATCAATAGTGAATATGGAAGAGCATTATCAGAACAAAACACAGCAGAAGAAGGTTTAAAAGAGTGGTTTAGAATTGAAACACAAGTGTTTCTCGAAGAAGATCCGTATACTCAAGCAGCTAAAGGAACGCCGCCTAAAATTTATGTTTACAGTGTGGTTCCTTATTTTCCTGACGAATCTAGATTTCAAGGTCCGAGCAGACGATCATCAAATACTGCAAAATTAAGAAGTCTAGCACTTAAAGAATACAACTACTATTATACTGGAAAAAATGAAGATGTTCTAGATTTTAACATTAATTTTAAAACAGCATTTTTCCAAAATCTATTTGCAGATCTAGGACAACACAGTGCAGCATTTAGATCAGGCGTTAGCGGCGAAACAATTAATGTTGGTGAAGTAGCATATACACAACTTGCAACACCCGCTAGTAATATACAAAGTAGTGGCGAATTAAGTGAGCCGGGCGTACCGATTGAAGAAATTATAAAAAGCTCTGATAGTGTAATGGGAGGCACTAGAACTTCTCAATCTGTTGCAGGTAAAAGGGCAATTGCTCAAGCATTTCAAGATACGCTTATCAATAGCAATGTTGATCTTGTAAATGCAGAAATGGACATTTGGGGAGATCCTTTCTTTATACCAGAAAGTGGAGTAGGAAATTACAATGCTGCTCCTAGTGGTATTAATCCTAATTTAACAGCAGATGGAACTGTTACAGGACAGCATTCGGATGTTTTTGTCAATGTTAATTTTAGAACACCATTTGATTATAAAGGTGAAAAAATGGTTTTCAGTAATATTGTAAAGCCGTTTAGTGGCATTTATATGGTTACAAAAATACGTAACCGATTCAGCGGCGGCAGATTTACACAGTCCTTAACAATGATACGAAAAAGAGGACAAAACGACGAAGGTACTGGATTTACTGATGTAATTACAACTGGAAATGGACAAGTTCTAACAGATCAACCTGCACAAGATATAGGTACTTCTGGTAATCCTAATAATACTGGAGCAAGGCGCCGTTTTTCAATCGGATATGGTTCTGGACAAGTTGATCCAGCACTTGCAAGAGCAGCTGGATTATCTAGTGGCACTGGTGCTAATGGCGAATCTGTTCCTGTCATTGGATATGGAATAGGACAAATTGACCCGGCACTTGCAGCGGCAGCCGGTTTAACGACTTCGAATAATGCTGCTCCTCCTACAATTGGATACGGAGCAGGACAAATTGATCCTGCATTAGCACGGGCTGCTGGTATTAACAGTACAATATTAAATTCTAATCAATCTGTAGACATTGGTTATGGCGCAGGACAAATTGATCCAGCATTAGCTGCGGCAGCAAATATCAGTGGATCAACCTATAGGTCAAGAGGTAATGTGCCTATAAAAGATGCAGATCAAGCAGAAATAGACCTTTTACGTCAACAAAGAAATGAAATAGATATAAGGATGATAGAGATCGAAAATCAAGGAATACCTGCAAACTTACAAGCTGAATACGACAGATTGCTTACAGATTTACGATCTAAAGGCAGAAGACTAATAGAGTTAGGAGCATTGGGCACTGTTACAATAAGTGTAGATGCAGGAGGATTATAATGGCACTTAATACAAAATTAGCTTTAGATGATCTAAGAGCGGCACGAAATAAAGTAAACAGCACAGTGTCTACGGCAAAGAGCTTTCTTTCCGGCGCAGGTGATGCAGCAGCAGCTCAAGCCCTTATTGCAGATAAAACAACCGGCTTACCTAGTCCTAGCACAATACAAGCCAATAATGCTGCACCTACAGGAAGTACTACTCCTAGTCTTGCAACTAGACAAAACCAAGGATTTAGCAATCTAAGTCCTAGACCTTATTTCAGAACCGATCCCGGCGACAACAGATATGATTTTCTTTCTGGACAAAAAGTTAGAACAGGCATCGGCACTAATCCTTTAGTTAATGTTCCTAGACCTGGCGCAAGCACAGCACCTCTTCCGGGATCACGAACTACTCCAACACCGTCTCCGCAAGTTTTCTATAATGCGTTTGGCGATTCTTATACAGAAACTGATAAAGAGAATGTAGAAAAGTTACGCAGTTTTAACACAGATTTGGGCGGCGGCGAAGCTAGAGCAAGGCTAACGCCAGGCGAACGTGCCTATGCAATCAGTGCAGGATACATATAAAATATGGCAGAATATTCTAGATATAGTGTAAGTGGTAATAGACCAGATGCAGGCGGACCTTATGAAGCCATCGTTGTCAATCATCTTGACCCAATGTCTATGGGTACACTAGAAGTTGAACTTCTTAAGAATACTAATTCTGGAAACAATCCAGAAAGAACTGGACAATTACATACTGTCAGATATTTAAGTCCATTTTACGGTGTAACGCCTACACAGGCACTAGGAAACAATGATGGATATGAGTGGACACAAAAATCATACGGCTTTTGGGCTGTTCCTCCAGATATTGGTACACGAGTTTTAGTTATATTTGCTGAAGGAAACGCAGCATATGGATATTGGATAGGATGTATTCAAGAAAACTACATGAACTTTATGGTTCCTGACGGTAAAGCAAGCACAGAGCTTACAACTGCTGCAACACCGTCAGAATTACAAGGACTAAAACTACCTGTAGGAGAATTCAATAAATCAGTTGAAACAGGTGTAGGCAACGACCCTACAAAATTTTTAAAACCCTACAATAAAGATTTTTCACAGATATTAGAAATACAAGGCCTGATTACGGATGAAGTAAGAGGCACAACAACAACTAGTGCAAGGCGTGAAGCACCTAGTATGGTATTTGGAATGAGTACTCCTGGCCCTGTAGACAGAAGACCGGGTGCACCTAGATTTCCTTTAGGTAATGAACAAACTAGATCACAATTATTTACAAATAGACTAGGTGGATCTAGTATAGTGTTTGATGACGGCGATGATAAATTTGTCAGAGAAACACATGCAAGTGAGGGTCCTCCTACATATAAAAATAAGGAAAGAGGCGAAGCTGGCGGCGATCCTACTTTACCAAAAGATGAACATGTAAGGATCAGAACGAGAACAGGGCATCAAATACTATTACACAATACAGAAGATGTAATTTATATTGCAAATGCACGAGGCACAGCATGGGTTGAATTAACATCTGATGGTAAAATAGATATACATGCACAAGATAGTATAAGTGTAATGTCAAATAACGATATTAATTTTACCGCAGAGCGTGATTTTAATATCGAAGCAGGCCGAAACATTAATATGAGAGCCGACGGACGTTGGGGCAATTTTCAGCAATTTGTAGATGGTAAAGAAAATGGCAGGATACAAATAGAAAGTAAATTTAATACTAATGTTCTTGTTGATAAAGATTACAAATTAAGTGTAAGGGGCAAAAGTGACACAATTGTTGTAAAAGAAATGAAAACAACAGTGCAAGATGAGTATAATGTTCACAGCTTGGCTGATATGTATTTTACTACAGACACAAATTATCACGAAGTAGCAGGCGGCAGTATACGGCAAACGTCGGGTGGTCCTAATCATACTCTAGCAGGCGGAAGTATTGTAGAATCATCAAAAGGTAATATTAGCGAAAATGCTGCTGGTATTATAGCAATGGATGCAGAAACTATTTGGGCAAACAGCGGAAGGAGCCAAGCAGCATCTCAAGCATCTCCTGCAGAAGATGCAGAGCCTGTTATTCCTCTTGCAAAAATAAGCTTACCATTTGTTACTCCTGGATTAGAAGTTCCGACAAGATATAACAGTATACTAACAAGGGCGCCACAGCACGAACCTTGGGGACAACACGAAAATATAAATCCATTAGGATTTAAAGCATCTCAAACTGATAGAGAAGCACCAGGAATATTACAGTCTGGTATTAATGCTATTACACCAGATACATTTAGGAAAAATAGCGTTATACAAGGCGCTGCTTTAACAGATACTGGCACACAAGCTGTTTCAAATGCAAGCGGTAGAGGTGTAACAACACAAGCAACACCTGATCCTCTTGCTCCGACAATTGATAGGACTACTACTGCTCAAGGACAAAACACTAGACCGGGCGCACCTCTTAATGAAGGACAGTTAGTTGGTACGATTGACGGCTTTAGTAGAAGTCAAACAGCAGCATATCTAGGTGCAGTAGGACAAAGAGAAAGCAATAACAGATACGGTGTAGTTAACAATATAGGGTATGCAGGAAAATATCAATTTGGAACTGTTGCACTTAAAGAAGCCGGAATGATTAAAATGAGTGCAAGCAATTCTAACAGCTCTATGAATAATCCGATAAACTGGACTGGGCAATATGGATGCAATAATTTGCAAGATTGGCTCAACAATGTAGGTAATTGTCAAGAATATGCAATGATTACCTATACAAACAATAATAAAAAGTACTTGCAAAATAACGGAGGTATAAGAGCTGACGATACTCCTGAACAAATTGGCGGAATGTTAATGGGCGCACACTTACTAGGTCCTAATTCTATTAAGAATTGGAGAAATGGATCACAAGGCGGTCTAAGACAAGATGCATACGGAACAACAGGTGAAGAATATTATGCATTAGGTTCAACAGCATTGTCTAGCACAACTGCCTAAATTAATGGAATAAATACATTATGAGCACATTAGAGAAAAATTTATACAAGAGAATCACGCTACCTGAACAAAATGCTGCTAGACCAAAAACCGGCAGATCTTACAGAGGATTTAGTACGGTTGATATCAACAGAGATAATTTTTCTTTATATGATTTAGAACTTATAAAGCAAGATATTATAAACCATTTTCATATTAGACAAGGTGAACTTTTATCAGATCCTGAATTCGGAACAATTATTTGGGATATTCTGTATGAGCCTTTTACTGAAGATGTTAAAGAAGCGATTATACAAAATGTAACTGATATTGTAAATTATGATGCAAGAATAGGAGTCAATAGTATTACGATTGATACTTATGAAAGTGGTATAATAGTAGATTGTGAAATTACTTATATTCCATACAACATAGCCGAATCTTTGCGTTTTAAATTCGACCAAAAAGCTGGTCTTTTATAATATACGCACTTAAACAATATCGCTAAATATACTATAATTAGAGGAATAGGCTATGTCTTCTACCGACAGACAAAATAGATTACTTATAAACCAGGACTGGAAGCGAATTTATCAAAGTTTCCGTAATGCAGATTTTCAGAGTTATGACTTTGACAATCTACGCAGAACTATGATAAATTATCTGCGCCAAAACTATCCTGAAGATTTTAACGATTACATTGATAGCTCTGAATATATTGCACTAATAGATTTGATTGCCTATCTTGGGCAAAACTTGAGCTTTAGAATAGATTTAAATGCAAGAGAAAACTTTTTAGAAACAGCAGAACGTAGAGAAAGTGTACTACGTTTAGCAAGACTTCTTTCTTATAATCCTAAACGTAATCAAGCTGCAAATGGCCTATTAAAGATTGAATCTATAAAAACGTCGGAAAATATATTTGATAGCGCAGGTGTTAATCTTGGCGGACTTACAGTTCGCTGGAATGATGTATCTAATGTAAATTGGTTTGAGCAGTTTACAAAAATTATGAACGCTGCACTTCCAGTAAACAACAGTATTGGCAGACCTCTCAAACAAGAAAGCATAGACGGTATACCTACTGAACAATATAGATTAAACAGTTTGAATACTGACTTAGCAAGATTCAAATTCCAAAAAAATGTTGAAGGCTTATCTACAAATTATGAAGTTGTTAGTTCTGACCTAGTAGATGGATCAATTGTAGAAGAACCACCATTGCCTGGAAACAGTCCTGCATTGCTATTTAGAGATGATGGACAAGGCGCAGGAAGTTCAAATACAGGATTCTTTATGCATTTCCGTCAAGGTAAATTACAAACTGGTGAATTTAATGTTACTAATCCTGTACCCAATCAGGTCATAGCTATTGATACAAAAGATATTAACAACGATGATGTTTGGTTATATTCTATTGACGCTAATGGATTTGAAAGTAATCTTTGGACAAAACTTCCTAGTGTTGAAGGCAACAACATAATTTATAATAGTTTACTAAAAAATGTAAAAAATGTTTATGCAGCAACTACACGA